GCGCGGCCTCGCACGGCAGATGACGATCTCCACCAATACCTATCGCAAGCTCGTCTCGATGGGTGGTGCTGGTTCGGGATGGGTCACCGAGGAGGAAAACCGGCCGGATACCGGGACGCCAACGCTGCGCGAGATCGCGATCAATACCAAGGAAGTCTACGCCCAGCCGACGGCGACCCAGGCGACGCTCGACGATGCGCGGATCGACATCGCCGGATGGCTTGCCGATGAGGTTGCCATCGAATTCGCGGAGCAGGAAGGCGCCGCCTTCATCAACGGCGATGGCGTGGCGGAGCCGCGTGGTATTCTCAACTATACCACGGTCGCCAATGCATCCTATGCCTGGGGAAAGATCGGGTTCGTGACGACGGGTGCCGCCGCTGCGTTCAACGCGACCAATCCGGCGGATGCGCTGATCTCGCTCTACTATGCGCTGAAGCAGCAGTATCGCAACGGCGCGAGCTTCCTGATGTCCGATGCGGTGATGGAAACCGTGCGCAAGTTCAAGGATGGGGACGGCACCTATCTCTGGGCGCCGCCGCAGGGGTCCGCGGATGTCGCGACGATTCTCGGGAAACCGGTTGCGACCGACGACTACATGGATGCACTCGGCGCCAACAAGTTTCCCGTGGCCTTCGGAAACTTCCAGCGCGGATATCTGATCATCGATCGGGCCGGGATCCGTGTGCTGCGCGATCCCTATACCGCGAAGCCGTTCGTCTCGTTCTACACCACCAAGCGCGTCGGCGCCGGCGTGGTGAATTTCGAGGCGATCAAGCTGCTCAAGTGCGCGGCCTGATCGAACTGGCAAGCGACACAGGCCCGCGCCTCTGAGCGCGCGGGCTCCACATCATCCGGAAGGACAGATCATGAAGGATATGCATTCCGCCCTGACCGCCGTGGCTGTCATCGGCCCGGCGGTGCTTGCGGCAGACAACACGCCGGCCGCGCTGGATCTCCAGGGCTACAATGCCGCCGAAATCGTGCTCGCGATCGGCATCGGAGGGATCACCTTCGACGATACGAACAAGGTCGAGTTCAAGCTTTCCCATGGAGACACGAGCACCGCTTCGGAGCATGCGGCTGTCGCGCAAGGGGATGTTCTCGGCGTGACGGTCGCCACCGGCGGCGTCATCAAGGCGCTCACCGCAGCACATGCGGCCGCGGCGGTTTACCGCGTCGGCTACAAGGGCGGAAAGCGCTATGTCTCCGTGCTCGCGGATTTTTCCGGCACCCATGGCACCGGAACTCCGATCAGCGTGCTGCTGCTCAAGGGCGCCGGGATCGACAATCCGCAGGACGATCAGGCCTGACGAGATAAGGCCGGGCCGCCAGGCCCGGCACGCATGGAGATGATGGTGTGGTGACACGGGTTCTCGGATGCCTTTCGCGCGTTTCTGCTCCGGTGACGCCGGCCGTCAGTCTGGCAGTTGCGAAAATGCATTGCCGTGTTGATCATGATGAGGAAGACGCGCTGATCGAGGCGCTCATCGCGACAGCGACTGACATGTTCGACGGAATGGATGGGCTGCTTGGCATGGCTATCATGCCGCAGGTCTGGCAAGGGAAGATCCTTCCGACAACGGAGACGATCGGAATACCCCTGTGGCCGGTGGAATCCGTCGATGTGATCGAATACGTCGCCACCGACGGTTCGCATCTGTCATTGCCGGTGTCGGCTTATGAAATCGAGACCTGTTCCGGCAAGGCATCCATCGTTCCTGGGGATGACTGGCCGGATATGGATCCCGGAGAGAGCATCACGATCACATTCACCGCTGGGTCCGCCGAGTGTCCAAAGCGGGTGTCGCTCGCGATCATGATGATGGTCGCGCATTGGTATGAGAATCGTGAGGCGATCGGCACGCGACGGTTCGAGATTCCGCTCGGCGTTATGCCTTTGATCAACGCCTACAGGCCGCAGCACCTATAGGAGTTCAGGATGCCGGATGACAGATATGATGGCAGGGCGAATGTCGAATACGGACCGCCGGTGCATGCGGCCGAGATCACTCCATCTGATACCGAACCGCTTCCCTTCGTGACGACGGCAATCCATGTCGGACAGGGTGGCACGCTCAAGGTGACGCTCAAGTCCGGGGCGGTGGTCACCTATCACAATCTTCAGGACGGCAGCCTCAAGGTCATGCGGGTGACGCACGTGCATGCGACAGGCACGAGTGCGACATATCTCGTGGCAGAAACCTGATGGCAACCATCGGATCCCTTGATCGTCGCATTGCCATTCATCGGCTCACGACGGTTCAAGGGCGCCTCAATGAGCCGGTTGGAACGTGGCAATCGATCGGTGCGATATGGTCGCAGCGCCGGGACGTGTCGGACGGAGAGATGCTTGTTCGGGCGTCGGATGGATGGGATGCCGGGAAGCGCGGGAGCGTTCTGATGGCGCGGTTTTTGGTGCGACGAAGTGGATTTTCCGATGGGATCAGGACGACGGACCGGATCTGGTGTGATGGCCGCATGTGGTCGATCCGCGGCGTGAAGGAGACGACGCACGGCCGCCGGCGGTTCCTGGAAATCACGGCGGCGCATGATCTGGACACGGAGGATGCGGACTGATGGCGCGCATGATGCGGGTGTCGGTGGAAGGCATGAAGGATGTCGATGCCGCGTTGCAGCACCTCAGCAAGCGGACGAGTCGTGCAGCGATCCTGCGGGGAATGAAGAAGGCCCTGAAGCCGATGCAGGATACGGCGAAGCAGTATGCGCCGTATCGCCATGGGTGGCTCGAAGAGTCGATCACCATGACGACGAAACGCCCGGCGGATTATCAGGATCCAGGGAAGGCCGCATATGCAGAGGCGATGCGCGCCGGGGCAACGCGGACGGAGGCCGGATCCGCCTTGCGTGCCGCCGTGGCAGGAACATCGGGTGTAATCGAGCTGTTCATGGGGCCGGACAGGAGACCAAGCGCCATCCAGCAGGAGTTTGGAAACAGGAACCATCCAGCGGATCCGTTCATGCGGCCGGCTTTTGATGCGGAGGCCGTGCCGACATTCGAGCGGATCGCAGATGAAATCGGGCGCGAGATCTCGAAGTCAGCCGCAAGATCCATCGCCAAGGCTGCGAAGCAGAAATAGACCATGGCGATGGAGGATGATGTCACCGCGCTGCTGGCGCAGGTGGCAGGCGGATGCTGTTACTGGGGCAGGGCACCGCAGACAGCACCATATCCGTTCGTCGTTCTCACGCTTATTTCCGGGCCGAGGAACTATGTCCATAAGGGGCCGAGTGGATGGGTCAGGGCGCGAGTGCAGGCGGATGTCTACGCTAAAACTTACGTGGAGGTATTCAGCCTCTCGCGGCATCTGATCGGCGCGCTTTCCGGACGATCGCAGGGTTCGATCCGGAGCATCATGGTCATGAACGAAAGAGACCTCCCGGCGACGGACGCGGGAGACGTCGAAGATCTGTTCCGGCGGTCCGTCGATCTCAACGTGAACTTCATGGAGGCACTCGATGTCTGAGTCCGAGGCAATCAGCGGAATGCGCGCCGTGCTCCGGGGGGCGCTTGCGTCGGCCCCGGACACGAAGGTCTATATCCGCGAAACGTTCGATCACACGCCGCCGTCGACGACGGTGGATACGTTCGAGGTGACGCATCACCAGAGCCCGCGCTATTCCCGCGAATACAAATCCGGCCTCCGGGATGCCGGATCGTCGACGCATCAGATGAACTACATCATGGGATCGACATGGGATGTGTTCCTTGTCAAGTCGCTCGGGAAGGACATGATCTGGGAACTGACATGGCCGAACGGGTTCCAGACGATCTGGAAGGGCGTGATCGAAAGTTATGGCCCAGATGGCGCCCCGGTGGACGATCGCATGACCGCGACGCTTAGCATCAAGGCAAGCGGCGCACCGACGCAGACGTCGTCGCCGATTTCGCCATTCACCCTGATCGATCCGAGCATCGCCGCCAGTGCAAAGGTCGGTGTGCCGATCATCGTCGATGACGGAGACTGGGCGGGCGCAACCGATGTCACGTATCAGTGGCAGGCAGATGGCGCAGACATCGACGGCGCGACATCGAGCACCTATGTGCCGGTCACCGATGATGTCGGGGCCGTGATCACCTGTGATGTGACCGGCGCCAACGGTTCGTTCCAGGTGACGGTGTCGAGCAATGCCACGACCGCCGTGACGGCGGCGGCCTGAACCTGGAGGTAGTGATGGCAAATCCGCATCGGGGTGAGGTCGACATCGAGATCGGTGGGGAGACGTGGACGCTCAGGCTCACTCTCAATGCCATGTGTGAGATCGAGGAGCAGACCGGCAAGGGCCTTCCGGAAATCGTGAATATCCTGCAGCACGGCAAGGCCGGCGGATTTTCCGGGATGCGGGCGATCGTCTGCGCCGCAGCACGCTCGAACCTACCGGATCTGACCCCGGAAATGATCGGCGAGATGATCGACATTTCCGACATGCAGAAGATCGGTCATGCAATCAATCAGCTCGTGAGCAGGTCCGCACCTGACGGCACCGGCGATGAAAACCCTCAGGCGGCGGCGGCCGACTGAATCCGCTGGAATGGCTGGAAGGATGGGTGCGCGCCGGACTCGATCCAGCGTATTTCTGGGATCTGTGTCCACGAGAGGCACAGGCGATCATGAGCGGAGCACAGCATCGGGCGCGCGATGCGCACAACCACCGGGCATGGTTGGCATGGCAGACGGCGATGCTGCCGCACCAGAAACAGCCACCGAAATATTCCGACCTGGTGATGCGCGATCTGCCTCGACAGCGCTCAAACGGATCGGATTGGGAGCGCCAATTCGCGGAGTTCTCGACATGGACATCCATAAAGGGACGGTAAGCTGATGGCGAGCAATGCGGTCGTCGGCGCACTGCGCGTCGTCTTTGGGCTCGACGCTTCGGAATTCTATGCCGGCATCCAGAAGGTTCAGGCCGGGATGCGCGGCGTTGCCAAAAACATGGAAGCCGTCGGCAAGAGCCTTTCGGCGAAGGTATCCGCACCGCTGCTCGGCATCGGCGCGCTGGCCGTGAAGGCTGGTGCGGATTTTGAGGCGGCGATGAATCGTGTCGGCGCGGCGACCGGAGCAAACACGGGAGATCTCGCCGCGCTGTCGGATGCAGCGCGAGAGATGGGACGGACGACGCGCTATTCCGCTACCGAGGCTGCGGAAGCAATCGAGATCCTGGCCAAGAACGGGCTGTCGTCCGCAGACATCCTGGGTGGTGCGCTGTCCGCATCCCTTCAGCTCGCCGCAAGCTCCGGCGCAGAACTGGCCGATGCCGGTGACCTCGCAACGGATGTGATGCTCAACTTCGGGAAATCAGCCGGAGAGCTGGAAGGCGTTGTCGATGGTGTGACCGGTGTGCTTCTAGCATCCAAGTTCGGGATCGACGACTACAGGCTTGCACTGGCACAGGCTGGCGGTGTGGCCGGTGGGCTTGGTGTCAGTCTCGAGGACTTCAACTCCGCGATCGCAGCGACATCGAACCTGTTCGCATCCGGATCCGATGCAGGCACGAGCTTCAAGACGTTTTTGCAGAGGCTCGTCCCGCAGTCGAAGGCGGCCACGGCCGTCATGCAAGAGCTGGGACTTGAGTTCTTCGATTCCGAAGGACGCATGCGATCCATGGCTGAGATCGCACAGGAACTGCAGGACGGCTTGGCTGGTCTAAACGATGAGGCGAAATCCGAAGCTCTGACGACGCTGTTCGGAACGGATGCCTTGCGGACAGCAATCGGACTCATGGATCAGGGTGCAGCGGGCATCCGGGATATCAATGCCGCGATTTCCGAGGCCAGCGCGAGTGATCAGGCGGCAGCGCGCATGGAAGGATTCTCCGGCGCCTTGCAGAAACTGAAATCTGCGTTCGAGGGAGTATTGCTTGCGATCGCGGATAGTGGGTTGCTGGATCTGCTCACACAGCTTGCCGACATGCTCACCAATCTCGCGAACAGGATCTCGGACGCTGATCCGGCACTCGTGAAGTTCGGTGTTGTTTTCGGTGCGATCGGTGCGGCGATCGGCCCGGTCCTGATCGCGCTCGGAGCTGTCGTGGCAGCGATTGCAGCAATCGGCGCACCGGTGGCAATCGTCGTTGCCGGGATCGCCGCCTTGACGGCGGCGCTCGTCGCATTCTGGCCAAAGATCATGGAAGCAAAGGATGCCGTGATCGAGTTCGGTACGGGCGCGCTCGACTGGATCAAGGACAAAGCGCTCGAGATTTCGGAAATCTTTCGATCCCTTCCGGAAACATTCATCCAGATCGGGCGCGATATCCTGGCTGGTTTGCAGGCTGGTCTGATGGAGAAATGGGAGGCGCTCAAGGAGAGTCTCGGCGGGATCGCGCAAGGCATCACCAGCACGTTCAAGGGATGGCTCGGCATCGAATCTCCGTCCACCGTATTCGCTGAAATCGGGCGCTTTCTGATGGAGGGGCTTGGGCTCGGTATCTCGCAGAATTCCGGTCTGGTAACAGGTGCTCTGCAGGGTGTCTCTGATCAGGCACAGGGAACGATGACCGGCCTGCTTTCGGCTGGTGAAGAGATCGCCAACGGATTTGGCACTGTCAACAGCAAGATGCTGAAGACGGCGAAGATATTCGGTGCGGCACAGGCGCTGATCTCGACCTATCAGGGGGCTGCAGAAGCCCTGAAACTACCATTTCCCGCGAACCTGGCAGCGGCCGCAAAAGTGATTGCGACCGGGCTCGGGTTCGTCGGGGCGATCAAGGGAGTGTCGTCAGGGGGATCCGGAAAATCATCGTCTGGATATTCATCCGGAGCGACATCCGTCGCGCGCGGTACCACGACCCAACGGACATCGAGTCCGCTCGATATCAGGATCACCGGTCTGAAGGCGGATCAGTATTATCGTGGAGACACGATTGCAGAGTTGCTGACTGCTCTGATCAAGGAAGCCGGTGACCGCGGTGTCGGTCGGTTGGTTTACTGATGCCGATCCTCTTCTATCCGCTCTGCGCGAGCGGTGATCTTCAGAATGATGATCCCTATCTGAACATGCCGCTGATTGCGTGGTCGAACCTGTTCGAGCGGGGAAGTGCCGCGGCATCAAGTTTCGTGGCCGATGGATCATTCGAAAATGCATGGTCCGGCACATACGACTTCTGGGTTCCGGTGGAAATGCCTGCATGGGTTTCTGTCGAACTCGGCAGTGCCGCGGAAGCAGACTGCCTTGCGATTGCAGCGCATACGCTCGGAACGTCGCGGACCACGGTGATCGTCGAGTATCTTGTCGGAGAGGAATGGACGGAAGCGGCATCGGCGATACCATCGGATGACACTGCACTGATCCTCGTGTTCCCGGCCATTACCTCAGCGGCATGGAGGGTGCGATTGATCGGAACCGCAGTGCCAGTTGTCGGGGCCATGAATCTGGGAAAGGCTCTCATCATGGAGGGTGGTGTGCAAGGAGACCATGCACCCCTGACAGTTGCGGGTAGATCAGAACTTCTGGTGAACGTCAGCTTGGCCGGTCACGTCGTCGGCAGGTCCGTGACACGTCGCAGTGCGGACGGCACGATCTCGTTCGCGCCGATGACGACCGCCTGGGTTCGAGGACCGGAGTTTGACGCCTTTCGGCAGCATTTCAATGATGGGCTTCCGTTCTTTTTCGCCTGGGCGCCGATGGCATGGCCTGAGGACGTTTCATACTGCCAGAGGAGATCTGGAGACGGCACCGAGATCGTTCCGGAACATCGGGGGATGTATGGTGGGTCGATGTATGTGGACATGCAGGTCGAGGCGTTTTTGTGAGAACGCGTGAACCGATCCAATTGGTCGAGATCGATGTCGATCGGTGCACGCTGGTCTATGGCTCAGCTCCATGCACGGCGGAGCTCGGATCCACGGGCGTGCGGAAATGCTACAACACCTGGAGGACGTGCCAGGCAGAGGATGCCTATGTCGATGGGATCATGACGTTGCGGTTCGCGAGTCCGACCACGTCATTGCCACGTGGGGCCACGATCTTTCCAACGGTGACATCGATCTCTGAACGATCGGCAACGGTGAATATCGGTGGCAGCGACAGCACGCTTGGGCCAACCGGACGGAGAGCGACGGTTTCGGTGCGGCTTGTCGATCATCCATATCATGACAGGGTAACTGATCCCTACGCGCGGGAACGGGTGAGCGGAGCGGCCCAAGTTGATGAGGGCGGATACAGGCCAGAGGAACGCGGCACCTTCTGGTCCAAGTTCAGGGCGCGATCGCCGTATTTCGAAGGACGGTCACTCCGGATCATCGATGCCTATGTCGAGAACGGTTCGATCGTGAATCCTCAGGTTCGGAACTATGTCATCTCGCAGATGACGGGTCCGGACAGTGATGGTTCCGTAGAGATCGAGGCGCGTGACATCCTGAACCTGGCCGACAACGATCGAGCCTATGCGCCAGCGGCGAGCAACGGGGCACTGCTCTCAGACATGGGAGATGCGGCTACCAGCCTGACACTGACGCCGGCCGGGATCGGAGAGGAATATCCGGCGAACGGTTTTGTCTGCATCGGATCAGAGGTGATGGGATTTGATCGGATGGGAGACGTGCTGGCACTCAATGGCCGCGCGCTCTTCGGATCAAAGGTCGCAGATCACGATGCTGGAGATACGGTGCAGCTCTGTCTGCGCTACGATAGCATGCGCCTCGATGACGTCATCCAAGATCTTCTGTGCAGCCATGCGAAAATCTCGGAACAGTTCGTGCCGACGGAGCGATGGGCGGCAGAGATCGGAAGATGGATGCCAGCAGTGTTCGTCGACACGATCATCGTCAAGCCGGAGAAGGTATCGACCCTTCTCGACGAACTTTCGTCGCTCGGGATCTCGATTTGGTGGGATGCTATTGAACAGGAGATCGGCCTGAAAACCGTCCGGCCGCCGGACTCGGATGTGCTCCACGCATTCAGCGACGAGGCATCTAACGTGAGCATGGAGAGCGAGGATCGTCCGGACGAAAGGATTTCGCGCGTGCTCATCTATTCCGTGCAGCAGGACGTAACCCAGTCCGCGACCGAGTCGAACAACTACAAGCGATTGTCGGTTTCGGTAGATGCCGGATCAGAGGGCGTGCGCGAGCACGGATCGGCGCGGACACGGGTGATCTATTGCAGATGGTTCAATAGCGGTGCCGATGGTGTGCTCGCCGGGATCGCCGCAAGGATGCTTCAGCGCTTCACGGAGGCGCCGGTGCGCTACAAGGTAACCGTCGATGCCGCCGTGGGTAGCGAGGCGTCCTTGACCGATGTCGTGTCCCTGCAGTCCAGAACGATCACGGATGTGACCGGAAAGGATGCCTCGCGCTTGACGCAGATCATGTCGATCTCCGACGTGCTACCAGGGCATTCGATCGAGATTACCCTGCAGAGCTATCCCTTCAACGGCAGGTACATGTTCATTACCGAGAATGACAGGCCGACATACTCTGCGTCGAGCGAAGCCCAGAAGAGGTTTGGTGGATACATGGTCGATGCCGCGGCGATGGTATTTCCGGACGGATCTGGGCCCTACGTGATCATCTGACATGGCAGATTACAACGAAATCCAGGATCCTGAGATCCTGCCGGAGGCGCCGTTCACATCGTTCCTCGGTTTTCGGCTCCGCAATAATGTCGTGGCAATGTTCCAGGGAGCGATGGGTGCGCCGAGACTGACCACGACAGCTCTGGTGCGGCCGACAGCCGGATCGACGATCGTGGCGAAATGGTTCTTCAGTGATGTCGACGAAGCCGGGACGCAGTTGAC